TGGCGACTATGAGATTACAGAAGTGAGTGCTTCTGTGTTCACCTATGATTTAACCACTGGCACTGGCACAGAAACCTATACTGGCAGCGGCACAGCCGTCTATGCTGGCATTTCAACGGTGGATAGCTTCAATCGCATTTTCCGCGACAATCCTCTCAATCTTAATAGCTCAGTAGAGTATGAGTTCTATGTAGATGTTGATGGGGCGCACGTTATCAATAATTTCTCCAACAATAGTTCGTTTTGGGTTAATTATTACAAGGAGTGGAGTGGGCCATACACGGCGGCCTCTACAGATATTCCCTTAGAGTTCTATCGTTTTGCTGTCCATGCCACCTATGCTGACTATCTGCGCTTTGATGGGCAGATTGACAAGGCTATGGCCGAAGAAAACAATGCCCAGCAGTATCTTATGATAGAAGTAGACAAAGCAGAAAACCAACGTAACGTAAACACCTTACAACGCAGAATCTCAACCTATAATTCCCGTCAATCCCGCTAATCATGGCTAATACATTCTCAGTCAATTTATATCCGCTTCCCGCTCCGGGTGCCACGCTCCAGAAGATTACAGTGAGTACCACTGCTATCCCATTTACCTCCGCATTTTATAATGGGAAAACAAAGTTTGTGTTATTTGAAGTGCAAGTTGGTGGTGTGTATGTAACGTATGATGGCAGCACACCTAGCTCAACCAATGGGCATTTATTTGCCGCAAACACCCGCGAGTTCTGGAGTGCTAACAGAGCAGATGCGGCTAAATTCATCCGTGCAACAGTGGATGCCACGGTCTACGGCTCACCTTTTACTTGCTAATTTTATGGCTAACTCAAGAATCGTTAATGGCCCAATGCAAGTGTTACCCGCGCCGGGCGTGGGTGATAGAACATTAGCTGTTACAGGGACAGCTTCCGACTTTATTGTGGCGGCACTTGATGCTGACACAAGCCATGTCTATTGGAGCTTAGATGGGTGCGATATGCGCGTCACGATTGATGGCGGTGCGCCAACGGCTGGGGCTGGTCACATCTTTAAGGATGGCAACTCTGGCATCTGGAGCCGTTCATGGGCTATTGCTGCTAAGGTGATTGCAGTATCTGGCAGCGGCACAATTACAATCAGCGAACTCAACTACGCCTAATATGTCTGGAATCTTTGACCAAGTAATCAACTACGCTCCGCCCAGCTTGCTTACGGGTACAGTGACATATAAGGGGACATGGAGTGCGGCAACTAATACGCCTACGCTAGCAAATCCGCCAGCTGCAATTACTAATGGACATTATTATGTAGTGAGCGCGGGTGGCACGCAGTTTAGCTTGGTGTTTAACATTGGCGATTGGATTATTAGCAATGGCTCGGCTTGGGAGAAGGTGGACAACACAGACGCTGTTTCTAGCGTATTCGGGCGCACGGGCGCGGTGGTGGGCGTAAGCACGGATTATAGTTCTGTCGGCATTACAAACACTGCGCTTGGCGCAAGCAATCCTTCTACGGTGGCGGCGACTACCATTACTGCAACTAGCACGGTTGCGGCAACAGGTGCAGTGACGGGTTCAAATCTCAGCGGCACAAATACAGGCGACCAGACAATCACGCTGACGGGTGGGGTTACGGGTAGTGGCACAGGGTCGTTTGCGGCTACGGTGGTAACGAACGCCAACCTTACGGGCGACGTAACCAGCTCAGGCAACGCCACGACTCTGACTAACGCTCCCGTCATTGCCAAGGTTCTCACTGGCTACACTAGCGGTGCTGGCACAGTGGCCGCGACAGATTCTATTTTACAGGCGATTCAGAAGTTGAACGGGAATGATGGCACCAACGCAAACCTCACTGGCGTAATTACGTCATCTGGTAACGCCACGTCTATTGCCTCACAGACTGGCACAGGCACAAAGTTTGTGGTTGATACCAGCCCTACGCTAGTCACGCCAAACATCGGCATTGCCACAGGAACTTCGCTGGCGGCGGCGTTGAACGGCACGCTGGGTGCCACCACCCCGTCATCCGTTGCAGCCACCACAGGCACATTCTCTAGCACGCTCGGTGTCACAGGTGTAGCCACGCTTGGCAACGGAGCGGTGCTAGGCACCCCAGCCAGCGGCAACCTTGCAAGCTGCACCGGCTACGTTGGCACTTCTGCGCTCGTCACCGTCGGCGCACTTAACAGCGGCAGCATCACTAGCGGATTTGGGTCGATTGATGTGGGCGCGGATGCTATCTCAGGCGGGGCGATTAGCGGAACGACGGTGGCCGCGAGTGGAACCATTACCTCAACAGTTGCGTCTGGCAGCACCACATTAGAGTCTACCGCACCTTATGGCACAGGTTACAAACAGATGCGCTTAGGTAACAATGGCAGCACATTGACTGTGGGTGTTGAAAGCAGCGCAGGTGGTGCATTATTGGGTTCATCAACAGCGTATGCCGGTATTCTCAGCAGCGGTTCAACTGTTCTGCAACTTGGTGCAAGTGGTGTAATAGCTGCCACCTTCACCTCCACTGGCCTAAACTCCACGGCTATCGGAGCCACCACGCCTAGCACGGTGGCGGCGACGACGCTAACTACATCTAGCACGGCTACGTTTAGCGGAAATGTTGCAGTTGGTTCAAGTGCCGTGACCATGTCAACGGGAGGCAATGTAACCGCAATCGACACCGTCCAAGTCAATTCCGGCACTATTCGCACCACCCTAACATACGACACAGGGGTTGCTGTAATTGGCTCTTACACGAATCATCCAGTGTCATTGCGCGTAAACCAAACACAGGTGGGGCAGTTGACAACCACCGGCCTAAACTCCACGGCCATCGGACAGACCACGGCTGCGGCGGGGAGCTTCACGACGGTATCGACTACTGGAACTATTACACAAGCGGGTTTTCCTAACACATTAATTTACGGCACAAGTAGTGCCGCCTCTGCACTAATTTCGGCGGCTGGGTCAAGTGGAGACCGTTGGCAATTTGGTGCAGGTATTATAAACGCGGGGGATTGGGGGGTAACCAACGTGACTCGTTCGGTAAACCCAATCGTAATCACGGGTGGCACAACAAGCCCAACCACCACATTCTATAATAATGCTGGCGCACAAGTTGTTCAGTTTTCCTCTGGAGGCGCGGCAATCACAGGGACTTTGTCGGCCACGGGAAACATTAGTTCTACAATAACATCTGGGGTTGCTCAGAATACAACTGTTACAAATGGTGGAGATTTTAATTCGGCTTGGGTTGGTAATTCCACCACTCAAATGTTTTCAATTAGAAATAGCAGCACTACTGCTGTTTATCTAAATACTCAAAATTCTATACCGTTAAGATTGGGGGTTTCAACAGGTTCAACTGCTGGAAGTACTGTGACTCAAGCGGAAATAACTACGGCTGGCCTCGCGGTCACGGGCAGCATCTCTGCTACATACACTGGAGCAGGAGGCGGAATCACTTCTCTCAACAGTGATGATACTAGTGGTTCCATCTTTTACGCTATGCGTAGTTCTGGCGGTCAAATTGGCTCCATTTCTCGCGTCGGTACGACCAACGCCGTTGTTTACAACACGACATCTGACGCTCGCCTCAAAGAAAACCTCCGCGACTTCACGGATTCGGGCCGATTGATTGATGCGCTAAAACCTCGCGTGTTTGACTGGAAGGGAGACACCAATGGCGACGGCAAGGATGTTATTGGATTTGTTGCTCAAGAGGAACACGCCGCAGACCCCATCTTCGCCCATATCGGCGCGGTGAGTGTGGGCGATGACGACCCCACCACCATTACAAAGCAGTGGCAGCGTAGTGATGCGGCTCTCATTCCTATCCTCGTAGCCGAGCTGCAGTCCCTCCGCAAACGCCTCGCCGCCCTAGAATCCAAATGAGCTACGACCCTCTCAGCATCGACTCGCAACTCAGCACCATCCTCACGCGCATGGACGCGCAGGATGCCAAGCTAGAGATTATTCTTACTCAGTGCATCAAAACAAACGGGCGAGTGACGATGCTTGAGGTTTTCAAGAACGAGCTTAAAGGGAAGGTGGCTGTCTTGGCGGCTGTGATTTCGGCCTTGACTGCTTGGTTTATTAAACGTAATGGATGAGTATGACCACAGAACAAGCCCTCAACAATCTCTATAACGCCGCCCGTCTTGCCCCGCTAAATGCGGAGCAGCATGAGCTTATCCGCAAATGCGCTGAACAGCTTGCTGAAGCCTTAAAGCCTAAGCCTGAGCCAGCCGCCCAAGACTAATATGTTTAGCTTCATCAGCAGCGCATTAGGGGGCAGCTTACTCGGCGGCATCCTAAGCCTCTTCCAGAAGTGGGCTGATGTTAAAGCCAAGGGGATGGAGGCTGACATTGAGATACGCAAGATGGACAGCATGGCGCGGCTCAAGGTGACGGAAGGTGAGCTGGCGGCCTTCACCACCTCCCAACAGGCTAATGAGGACATTGACATCCCAGAGAACACCCCTGTCTGGGTGTCAGCCATCCGTGTGTTAGTGGACGCTTTTCGGGCGTTCACCCGTCCCGGCCTCACTTGGGCCATGATTATTACGCTAAGTTGTGTTATATTTGGCGATAAACTAGGTATAACTGCCACAGAAGCCGTTATCTCAGACTTTGTATTCACTACGTCAACAGCCGTTATGTGGTGGTTTGGTAGCCGTCCTTTAGCTAGAACTGCCAAATAACGCTGCCCTAGAACACTAACAGCCCATACAAATCGCTTGTAGCACCCTTTCCGTGCGTTTTAAGGCGATTTGACGCTTTAAGGCCACTTCTTACCCACAATCCTATGAAATCCCCTACAATGAAGACCAAGAGCCATAAGAACATGAGCAAGAAAGAAATGATGGCGCATCAGAACAAGAATGCCGCCAAGAAGCGCGTTATGGAGGCTGGCACGGCTAATGGTGGCCGTATGAGCTATTCCACCTCCCGCAAGGCTTACTAACATGGCTGCGTCCACCGTAAACTCGGCTGGCGTATATACGAAACCTACAATGCGTAAACGCTTGTTCCAGAGCATTAAGGCTGGAAGCAAGGGCGGCAACCCCGGCCAATGGAGCGCACGCAAAGCCCAACTGTTAGCCTTCAGCTATAAGAGGGCTGGCGGCGGTTACAAAACCTCCAAGTAGCCTTGAAGCCCCAACAGCGCAGCCTTGTAGATTGGACGCGCCAGAAATGGCGCACATCCTCTGGTAAGCCTAGCCTAGAGACAGGTGAACGCTACCTACCTGACGCTGCCCAAAAAGCCCTAAGTTCTGGGGAAAAAGCGGCCACCAATAGAGCTAAACGCCAAGGCATGAAAGCAGGGAAGCAATTTGTAAAACAACCCAAGAACATTGCCAAAAAAACGGCAGCCTATCGCTAACATGAATCCCCGCGACCTACCCTGTAACAGTCCTAGACGAGATATTAGTGGCGGCAAAAAATCTGTCGTCAAAGGATGCCAGAATGGACAAGAGCGTATTGTGCGTTTTGGAGACGCTAATATGACAATTAAGAAGTCCTCCCCCGCACGCAAGAAAAGTTATTGCGCTAGGTCTGGCGGCATCAAGGGAACATCTAACAAATTATCTGCCAACTATTGGAGCCGTAGAGCTTGGGATTGTTAAGGTAATATACGTCTATGGCGCGTTTTAATAATTATGGCCCCTTAGACACACCTCTTATGGAAGAAGGGGATACGGGATTTGCTCGCATGAACGCTCGCTTGCGTCCTGACCAATTAAAGGCGGGAGAAGTAGCTCTGTCCACTAACGGGCGTATGGACTTAGATGGCGCATGGCAAACGCGCATGGGCGTGCAAAACTTTGGAGCGGCTCTTTCTACTAACGCCACAGCATTGACGTTGCCGTTCTACACTTACGCCAATAAAACGGGCAATAGTGTAACAAGAGTGTCTACCACTATTACTATTGGGTTTGCCACCGCTCATTCTTTTACCACGGCTACACTAGCGTATGTTTCTGGCATAACAGGAATTAGCCCATCTTTTGTAGCGCAGAATTATATCATTACAGTGGTGAATAGCACCTCTGTTAGCATTACGATTGCAGGCATCTCTGGGACGGCCACAGGCACTGCCGTAGTTGGCGCACCAAGATTGGAAGACACGATTGTTAATGCTGTATTTGGTTCATGTCTATTCTCAGACCCTACTTCTGATAATGATGAATACATCATGCTTGCCACCAATACAGGTGTAAAGGCAGTGAATGTAAGCACGGGAGCCACTACCAACACCATCACCTATCCCGGCGGCATCACCATAGATACAGACGTTAATCTATTACAGGCGTTCAATTATCTTTTCTTGTTCCGTGATGGTTTAACAACTTTACAATTTACAGGAACACTTGTTGGCAGCCCAGCCTTTACATTAGTATCTAATGGCGCATACACCCAGCCTTTAACATTAACGGCTTCAGCTAATTGTGCTATTGCCAACGGCGTTGTCACTATTAGTGAAACAGCGCATGGGCTGGTGGTAGGTAACACTGTTAGGATTATTGACCGTGGCACAACCAATCTAAATAACCTGTCAGAGTATTTTGTTACAACCGTGGCAAGTGCTAACGTCTTTACGTTCTTTGCCACAGCCGATAATATTACAGGGGCTACAGTGGTGTTGGGTTCGCCGCAAAGCGTAGGCAATGGATTTACGCATATGCCAGCCCCTCCGTGGGCTATCTATCATCAGAGACGGCTCTGGATGCCGTATTACTATACAATGGCTGGCAGCAGCGGCAGCCCCACCATCACCAGCAGGAGTATTACGGATGAGATTATTGCGTCCGACATTCTTGACCAAAACACTTACGACCAGATTGAGAATAACTTCCGCATTGCTTCTGGCGGAGCCGACTACGTTGTTGCTATACAGCCGTTTGCCGAAGATAATGTTGTCGTGTTCAATCGCAACACTATCCATCTTATTCGCGGCGTAAGCCAACCTTTGAAGGACGTATCGGTGCAAGAGGTAACCCGTGAAGTGGGTTGTATTGCTCGCAAAACAGTGGTGCAAGTGGGCAATCAAATCTTTTTCTTGTCCGACAACGGCGTATATTCTGTCAACTTTGAAGACTTATATAATTTGCGGGGCGCATCTATCCCCATGAGCGAATCCATCCTGCCGCTTATTCAACGCATTAACCCAGACTATATTGCAAATTGCGTTGCCACCTATCACGACAATCGCTATTACATTGCTGTGCCGCTAGATGCAGCCACAGAAAATAACGCTATCCTTATCTATAACTTCCTTAATCAAGGGTGGGAGTCATTAGACATTATTGAGCAGAACGGATGGAATGTTAGTAATTTTATCCGAGCGGGTGCTGGTGGATTAAATGATTTGTACGCTATTAATAAGAACGGCGGCATCCATATCCTTAATTACAGAGAGGATGATGCTGATTATCTTAATCTTTCGATTGGTGGTACTGCCGCTGGTTATCCCATTAATTCTGAATTAAAAACGCGCCAATATACAGGCGGCACAATGGATAGAAAACGCTTTAATTCTTTTGAGCTACAAGCCCAAAGTTCTGACAGCAATGTTTCTGATATTGCTATTGCGTTTATTACCCAGAATCCAGATAGCAGCCAATACTTACAATCATTATCAGATATGTTAGAGGAAACACTGCCTGTATCAGAAGACGCTTCAGCTAGGGGCCGCATTGGAAATATTCGTGGCTATGGTGGGCAGTTTGTGTTTCAACCTACAATTGGCCGCCCTAAGATTCGCACCGTTAAAGTAGCCGCTGAATTTACTGACCAAGGCATTAATTCTAAAATATAATGTCTGACCTGCAAACAGGGTACACTTGGTCTGACGACAAGGCTAATTGGGAAAGCGATGAAGCCACAGCTATTCGTTTGAATAGGATGATGGAAGACACCCAGATGAACATTCTGGCGGGGTCTAACGTCACCGTTACTAGAAGCAGCAGTGGGGTAACGATTGCGTCTAGTGCGCCGGGAACAGGCACTGTTACTAGTGTAGCCACAGGCACGGGACTTACAGGCGGCCCTATCACTACAAGTGGCACTGTGACACTAGCCAACACCGCCGTAAGTGCAGGGGCTTATACCAACTCCAATATTACGGTGGATGCCCAAGGCCGCCTCACCTCGGCAGCTAATGGTAGTGGCGGCACTGTAACTAGTGTTGCAGCAACAGTTCCTAGCGTATTTTCTATTTCTGGCAGTCCTATTACAACGTCTGGCACATTAGCCATGACGTATTCTGGAACACCATTGCCGCAAGTTAATGGCGGCACAGGACAGGCATCACTTGGAGCGGGAACCTATACGGCTACAGGTGGTTCAACAGCTATTTCTTTAGAAAGTCGTTCTGCACAGGTTATTAATGTATTAGACTATGGTGTTAGCAACAACGCTACATCTGACGAAAGAAGTCTAATTATTGCCGCATTAGAAGCGGCCCGACCATCAGCTACCACAGGGACTTATGTAAAAGAAATAGTTGTAGTATTTGGTGGTTCTGGATATACCTCTACCCCAACAGTTAGTGTTAGCGTAGGCAGCAGCGGCACATTTACGGCAGTTGTCAAAGACGGGATGGTGCAAAGCGTTACGGTAACAGGTGGCGGCAGCGGGTATGCCTACAACACCGAGGTAACATTTACGGGTGGTGGCGGTAGTGGAGCATCTGCCTATGCTCTCGTTGGTCGCGGCAATACAGTAATTTTTCCTCCGGGTCGTTATCAAGCCGATGCAGGCATTGCTATTGATGGGCTGCACAACGTAAACATTATTGCAAATGGTGCTTATTTATATCGAGCTACAACCAATGGCAATCCGGGATTATGGGTTCAAGGGCATTGTCATAACGTCAACATAGAGGGGCTGTATTTATGGGGAGATGCTACAGACAGAAATGGAGGTTATGGCGTAGGTATATTGTTAGCTGGGGATAATATTCAACTAAATAAATGCTCTGTAAGTAAGTGGCCGAATTTTGCTATCCAACTTTCTGCTGACACAACTACTGAAGCGCGTTATTACGCTGGCTGCACAGTAAATGGTTGCGATATTAATAACACTTTTGCAGACGGGATACATCTTAATCAAGGGTATATTGGCACAAAAATAACTAATAATATTGTCCGCAATACAGAAGAAGATGACGCTATTGCGTGTTTTAATGATAGCAAGGATGCAAGAGTGTCAATGAATACCCTCATTGCTAACAACATCATCACTGATTCTCGTTGGCGCGGCATTCTTGTCGCTGGATGCTATGACACTAATGTTATTGGTAATATTATTAATGGCACAGCGTCTCATGGCATATTAATTGGAGATGATAGCACTTCAGTTTCTTTAACTTTAACCTTAGTTAATTCAAGTGTTTCGGCAACGGTTACAGCGGGAACGCCGTGGGTGGGGGCTTACATTTGGGGAACAGGACTTAGTTTCCCAGTGATTATTACTGCGGTAAATGGTGCTACTATCACCATGAATCAAGCAGCTAATGCCACTGGCTCATATAGTTTTTCAATGTATCATGGAGTGCTACGAGTAAATGTTGTGGGCAATCATATCAATAACATTGCTACTTTAACCAAAAACGGCACTGGTTATACAGATAGACACGGGATATATGCCAATCACGCACACAGAATAAATATTGGAAATAACCTTTGCGTGAATCTTCCGTCTAGTGGGTATGCCGTTAAAACCAGCGATGTAGCCTATGTCAATGTATCGTCTAATTATGGGTATGATATGGCTAGTGGAACCCTAACTTATAATGCTGGGAGTGATTCATATTCTGTGTCATCCATATATTACGATGCTGGCGCATTAAAATACTTGGGTACGTCTGGAACCGTTACAACGCTTGGTGCAGCCTAACCTTTAATAACAACTGATATACTACCCCTATGGCTATTCTGACGACAGGAAACACATTTGCTGACGGCAATCAAGTAACGGCGACCACTCTTAATGCCGCAGTTAATAGCTCTACATTTGCGGCTGGCGCAGTGGATACTGTTAGCACCGCTATATCGTCTGGTGCAATTATTGTAAAAGACGGCGGCATCACCGCAGCTAAACTAGCTACAGGCGTTAATGGAGCCTTGTTTATTGGCAATGGCACAGGATTTACCAACACCACTCTTACCGCTGGAGCAGGCATTGCTGTCACCAATGCTTCTGGGGCTATCACTGTATCGGCGGCAACATTAGGCGCATCTCCTACCCAAGATTTCTTTGTTATCATGGATAACACGGATACAACGGGCAAAACCTTCCAAAAATCTACAGGGTTTGTTGCCGCTGGTGGAGACATCACTTTCTCTAGCAGCCAAGAATTAACAGCAGGGTATTTTAAGGCCACCAATGCTTCTGGGTCTGTTACAGCTAAATTCTATAAAGATGTTAATGGTGTGCAACTTCTTACAACGCAAGCTGCGGCTGAAGCTAATGTTTCTCTTACGGGAACTTACGCCTCAGATTATACAGGACTACAAACCACCATCAATAGTCTACTTGCCAAGCTACGCACTCACGGGATAATTGCTACCTAATGGGAGCCATCCAAGATGCAATTGCTCTATACGGCCCTGACTTTCCTCGGCTTCATGGGATGTATTTGGAGCGAGGCTTCTGTTATTCTGAGCCTACAATGCTTGCTCTTGCAAGGCCGTGCTTGGTGGAAAGATACGAGGAATGGGTGGAACCGCAAGATGCGGATGCTTGGTGGATTGAGCTATGTGTTGGCCCTAACGCCCTTAGCATTATGTACAGCAAGATACCCTTCCCTTTTGCCAAAATTGGTTGGCGCAGAGATTTCAAGAACAGGCCAATTCCTCGCTTCTACGACTTTTACAAACTCCAACATAGGATAAATCATGGGTTCTAATACATTTCCACAGCAACAATCTATGGGTCAGATGCCGCAACCTATGATGCAGCAGCAAGACCAGCAGACGGGCTTTGCTGGGATGTATTCGCCGCAATATGGCTCAATGGCTCCTTCTAATGGTATGCAGGGATATGGTGGCGGCCAATTTGTGCCTAACTACACTCCCAATGCTCTACAAGCTCCGATGGTCAATCAAGCTCCCCAAGCTCCAATGGTTGAGCAAGCTGTGCCAAATTATCAAGTTCCTCAAGTTCAACAACAAGCAGTAGCTGGGTATGGTGGCTATGCACAGCAGCCCATGCAGCAGAATCCATACGTCAATCAACAGCAGAGTTCCCGCCAAGGGCCACAGCGTCTCTATTAACATTTAATACTATCTATCATGGGTTCTAAGATTTCAATGCCACAGGCTCCAGCAGCCCCCACTCCTATCGACCCCGGCAAGTCTGCGCTCGATTATATGCGGAGCATGGCTGACCCAGCCTTGCAGAATCAGATATTGCAGAGCGAGCAGATGTATCGTCCTCAATATGCGGCACTTAACCTAGCTGACCTAAATACATATTTAATGGGCGGCGGCGGCCAACGTGGGGTGCTAGACCTTAATGCCCAAGCTACCCAGCAAGCCAATCAGATGCAGATGGACGCTCTCTCTCAGCAGAGGATGCGCGACATTGCAGACGTAGAACAATACGGCGGCAGAGCCACAGAAGCCCTCCGTAACGCTGACCCCTATCAGAAAGCCCTGCTGCAAGGCATGAATCAATATGCCCTACAGAGTGCTGGGGCGGCTGGCCGTCTATCCCCAGAAGCTCAACGCAATGCTGAACAGCAGGCTCGCCTGTACGGGCAGGCGCGTGGGCGCGTAGGCGATACGTCCACAATAGCGGCTGAGATAATGAATCGTGAGGCTGCTATGGGGCAACGTCGTCAAGAGGCCGTAAATGCCGCGCAAATGGCCTTTAACGCCAATCGTATGACCTCGGCTGACCCTTTCCAAGCTATCCTTGGCAGGCCGTCAAATGCGGCACAATTAGGCATGGCACAGACACAATTTGCTCAAGGTATGGCTGGTCAGCAAGGGCCGCAGCTATTTGACCCTAATGCAGGTATCAACTTGGCTTTGGGCCAGAACGCTAACTTAGCCAATTACAACGCCAACATTTATGGCTCACAAGCTGGCTTTGCTGGAGCGCAGGCACAGGCCCGTGGTGCTATGATTGGTGGTGCGCTCGGTGGTCTTGGTAGTGCTATCGGCGGCAAGGGTATTGCGGGATTGTTCGGCAAATAATTTGCCGCACCTAAAACCAACTTAATCTAACATAACATGGCAACTTTTGGACAAGGCATTAACCCACAGCTCGGCGCAATCGACTATAGCCCCATCCTACAGGGGTCGGTAGCTGGAGCAAAGATGGCTGCTCAGGGTGGTAGCATGATTGGGCAGGGGTTGGCTAATCTTGGGCAGGAGGTTGGCAAAGGGATGCAAATATATTACAAAAAGAAAGAAGAAAATAAGTTGATGGATGATGGGATTAATACCCTCCAAAACCTTAACACCAAAAGTCCAGAGCTTTTTGCAAATCTTATTCAAGACCCAAATGATAGGGGAGCTTGGAAAGCATTAATAAAGACTGCGGGTGGGCCAACTCAAGTAATGCAAATGGCAACCGCTATCAATGCTGGCATAGATGAACGAGGAGGCCAAGCACTTGCAGCCATGTATAGCTCGCAAGGCACTACTGAAATTTCTCCCGAAGATGGAACAACGTATAGCGATAAAGCGCGTATATTAGGCAGGAATCAATTTATGACTGACCAGCTTGCTCAGGCTAATTTAGACAGCACACGAGCTACTACGGAATTAAATCGTGCCAAAGCCAAAGCGGAAGGTGCGCCTGTATTACCTCCTCCAATGCCGGGATTTAGGTATGCACTAGATGGTAGCGGAAATCAAGAACCTATTCCCGGTGGTGACCGTGATCCCTTGAATCCTGATAGTTCGGCGGCTAGAGAAAACAACAAAGCCGCAAGAGAAGAAGCTACATTAGTTAATCAAACTGTTGCGGCAGAACAAGCTCTTTTTGATAAAAGAGAAGCTGCTGTAACTAAAGCAGAGAATAAAGCCAATGCTCGTTATAAGGAGGGCGTTAATGTTAAAACAACAAAAGAAAATGTAGAAAATTATATAGCAACATTGAAAGACGCTTATACTCGCGTTACTACTGATGGTGCTGGTGGACAGATTGCTGGAACATATCCAATGAAAATTGTAGGTAATTTAGCTGGTGGTGTTGCTGGACTATTTGGCCCTGCCGCAGGAAACTTTTTTTCTTCTAGTGCAGACCTTGAGCTATTATATGACAAAATTAAAGGTCAACAGGTTTTAGAGTTGGTAAAAGGTTTTAGGCTAAATTCTCCTAATAGTGGAAATATTTTTGCTGGCAGTCAATCTGACGCTGAAGGCAAGTTGCTTCAAGATTCTGGTGGTAGTTTGAAAACTAGCAGCAATCCTAGTATGCAAGCAAAGACCCTTAAAGACATGATAGAAAGAGCGCAAAAATCCTTGCTTTTTCCATTAGAGGCTGAAGAACGTAGAATGCAAGCTGAAGACGACGCAGTGGAATTAGGAAACATTTACAACGTAAATTTTAATTTACGCAAATAAAACATTCATGGCTATTACACAACAACAGATTGCAAATGGTGTTCAACAACTTAGGGATCGTGGTGAACCAGACAATGTAATACAGGAATTTATTGCTAGAGCTACAGGTATTCAAAGAAGTGCGAAAGCACGACAGCTCCAACAGCAACAGCCCCAAGAAGGCCAGATGCAGCCCCAAACGCCACAAGAGCAACAACAGATGCAGGGTGTTCAGATGGGGCAAGGACAAGGGATGCCAGCATCAAATCGTTTTACTCCCGAAATAGTTGCAGGAACCAACGAACAACGATCTGCTGCAACGGCGCGTAATTTTCAAGGACAGATGGGGCTTACAGATCGCGTTGACCCTACGGATGGGCTTGATATGGCTGGCCGCATGATGTTGCGTGCGGCCCCTACTCAAGAAGAAAAGGCGATGTATCTGGATACAGAATATGGGGCAGGCAATTGGTCGCACCTCCCCAATGGCAAATTCTTAGTCAAGATAGATGATGGCGATACAGGCAAGAAGAAGTGGGTTGTTAATGATCCACAAGGTCTTGATATGGGTGATGTTGCAGAGTTTATTCCCAAGGTTCCGGAGTATATTGCTAGTTTTGTAGCTCAGGCTTCTAAGATTCCAGCCGTAGGTGCAAGCAATCCAAAATTTCTTATGGCTGCTGCTGTCCCTGTTGTAGCTGGTGAAATTATTGGCGCTCTAACAGATGCAGCTTTTCGAGGAACATTGGGAAAGCCAATTAATGCAACAGAAATTGTTAAACGTAGAGCTGTTAATCTTGCTGTGGGAACGGGACTTAACTCTGCGTTTATGAAAGGAGTTCAGAAAATTGGTGGTCTAAATGAAGCTAATAATCTTTTGAAGAAAACTTGGCGAGCATTTAGAGAAGAAGGCCAAGAAGCTAAACAAATGTTAAAAGGCCGTGGCTATTATGTTACTTCCGAGGCCGAACTTGCTCCAGCAATTTTAGAAAAAAATGCTTCCAGCCTCACTGCCGCAGAAGCAGGAGAGACAGTGGCCCGTGTCCTTACAGAGTTTGACCAACGTGCCAATAACGCTGCTAGCAGAGAGCTTGGTGCTGCTGCTAAGAGCGTTGAACAGCGATCTGCTGCCTTATTAGATTCTGCCGCTCCAGCTATTGCTGAAAACCAGACACAGGCAGGGTTAGCTATTACTGGTGGTGTAAAAAGCCATTTTGTTACTCAAAGCGCTACGTCTAATGCACTTTATAAACAAGCCTTTGATGAGATTAATGCCGCTTCTGGTGGCAAGAATGTTGGTGTTATTACTCTAAAAAAGACAGATGAAGTAATTAAGGATATGTTAGCTAAACGCATGGTGGATAAAAATAATAAAGCTATCAACATTGGCCCAGAGATGATTAAGACGTTGAAAGAGACGTTAAGGGCTACTGCCACAAAACAGACAGTAGAAGCGACCCGTACTCTTAGAACAAAGATGGGCGCAGCAATGAACGGAGAAGACACCCTATTTCCGGGTTTACCAGCAGCGGCGGCATCTCGCGTGTGGGGAGCTTTGTCTGATGACTTAAGCACTGGTATTGCCACAATTGGTGGACAGGGTGGTAAGACATTAAGAATGGCTGATGCTCATTACAAAGCAACAATCATGGCAGTAGAGGCCAACCCTTTGTTAAATAAAATAGCAAACGGCAAAGTTGTCGACACGGCAGATGTTATTGGCGCGTTAGGAAAGGGTGGATTAAACGATTGGGCTGCTCTAAAGAGCGTTCTTCCTCCTAACACCTATGCGTTAGCTAAACGAGCCGTGGTTAATACGCTTCTCACTGGCGAAGACGTAATGATAAACGGAGCGCCCTATAAGGATGTTATTGGAATTGGTAAACTTCTGTCCAACAGAAATTTTCTTCCAGAAGTAAAAGACGAGATTTTTGGCAGCAGCGCAGTGTGGAAAGGTATTCAACAGATTGGCAAAGAACAGGAATACATTGCCGCTAAACAAGGCGTATTTTCTAATGCTGGTGCAGTGGATGCAGACGCAATACAACAAGTGGCGTATGATATTAAGACTCAAGGATTTGCGGCTGCTAATAAAGCGCTTGGTCGCGCTATTGCTATCCAAACCAAGCGTATTGATAGCGTGCAGAATAGCTTAGTGTCTCAAGTGGCTAGTGGAAGTACTGTTGCGGCAGCTAAAGATCCTGTAGCATTAATGGATGGCCTGATGTCTGGACGATTCTCCCCTGCGCTAGTGAGCAGCGCGCTGAATAAACTGCCTTCACAAACCCGCGATCAAGTGTCTAGGGCTGCGTTCCAACGCGTGTTTGAGAGAGCGACTGACACTGCTTTGAGTTTAGTTAATTCGTCTCGCGGCAGAGTGTATGACCCTAGCCAAGTGGCTAATGTTATTCTTGGCAGTCCTCAGCAACGTCTGGCATTGCAGAATATGATTGGTAAAGAGCGGTATGACACTGCTAAAGAGTGGGTTACATTTACGCTCCAACGCGAACGTGAGCGCGCTCGTTCAGCGGCCTATGCCACAACAGTTGGCAGGGTTGCAAGCGTATTGCCGTATACCAAACTGCTCATGGCTCGTTTTGGTTCAGAAGTTATTCAAACTGCTGCTGGCAAGCGCGTCCTTACTGGGCTTAGTCCACAGTCTGCGGCATTGTTTGCCGAGAGCCGTATCCTTCAGCGTAATCCAATAAAGACTGCGGCTGCTACAACGATCATCAACAGGGCATATAGTAATGCCAAGTTTGAAGATTATTTGGGGTTGATGTCTAATTACACGGACGATCAGAGAGACGCTATTGATTCGTTTATCTTAGGCCCTAAATAATAGTTATTTAGCTATTTTCTTCCACAGTCCAAGGCTCGTTAGGAATATCCACACGCAATACTTGTGATACCAAGTGTCGGGCTTGGGGAACGCATAGATGTATGGGCCTGTGCCATCAATCATGTATGGGGCTGTGCCGTTTAATACGCGCACTAGGATGGGCTTCCCTGTTTTGCTATAGAGGCCCAAAACAGTTTCCCTAGTGGGTTCGTTGCTCTGGTCGCTCCAGTTGCCAATGTCGATGTCCACCTCAGTGCCGTGCAAGCATACGTCTCCGTGTAGGGCTACAGACCGTGAGCCGCCCTTAATGGTGGCAAGATACTTGCCTTGGGGATGCCAACTATCGGCGTACACGCTAATGATGCCCGCTTTGTTATTAACATCTACGCAGTCCTCTAGGCCGCCGTAGATGTCCTCTGCTGTTAGCGTGAAGTTGCGGCATCCAGATGTTATCTTCACTGTGTCAGACCACCAAGGGTGGATTACAGGGAACCCCATCATTTTGCGTTTCTCTACGATGTCGTTGCTCGTCTCGTAGAAGTTGTGTAGGTTTAAGTCGCTCATATTGTTTCCTCCATTGTCATTTGATTTTCTTAAAAAGCGAATAGAATCTCCGAGGATTGAAATAGCTATTTACTTTTTCTGGTTTAAGTGTTGGTTTTCTAAAAATGGTATTATAATTGGCTGCATATTTCTCCCAATCTACGGGTCTTGGCCTATCTCCTTTGCCGCTCATTTCTTTTTGGCCTCCGCTTTGTAAGCTACATACTCGCTATGCACGCTCTCCGTGATGGTGTAGTAGTGGCCGCAATCCATGCACTTCATCTGATAGCTCTTGACTCCCTTAGCTGACACTAAGGTGTGGTAGGTTTGGACATTACGGCTTCCATCGTGGGGGCAAGTCCATTTCTCATGCCCTAGAAGCACGCCAGCGTGGGTTTTGGCGTCCATAAGGTCAGACAGACGCTTCCACACCTTCTCTAGTATCACTACGTCATGCTTACAGTAGTCCGTCATTAGCTTCATGGCCTTGGGACTGTTGTGTAGACAAATGTCTTTCCATAGCCCAAACTCTGTCTTGATCTTGGCCCCTAGGCCTAGATAACGCGCCAAGTAATCCATCTTATTAGAGTTAAACAAGAACTGGCTCCTCGCCCACTTGAGCGTGTCCACTGTTTTGTAAGGCTGGAATACTAAACCGTGGAATATGCAGCGGGTCTTGAACCATTTGATGTCAAACTTGTCTCCGTTGTGGGCCACCATTTCGTCGGCTTCGGCGGCAACTTCCAAAAACTTCTTGAGCATAGCCTTGTCGCATTGGTTCTTATCCCATGTTAAGATATAAGATTTGTTTTCATGCTCCCATTTGTAGCCAATGCAGATGATGGCTCGCTCCTTGATGATGTTGTCCTGTGCAATGTTTAAGTCGTAACCTACGCGCCATGATAGGACGACGTTGGGCGAAGTTTCTATGTCCCAGAATAAGCGTTTGAGTGTATGTGTCATTTAACTTTTGGGTGATGTTTCTGCTTATGGCACTTCTTGCAAAGCACCATTAAATTTTCGGCGGGGCATAATAGGCGTTCCGTAAATCCAGCTATGTCCTTGAATGTCTTTAGTTGGCCGCACTCGATCTTATGATGCACTTGCGTGTTCTTAGCCATGAACCACTCATTGCACTCAGCGCACAGGAACTCCCACTTCTGGAGCTTATTCTTTCCCTTGTAGGGGCGGCGAGCCATGTTCCTAGCCCTGTATTGCTCAGGCCAGCGTGTCCATGTCCTGCGGAGAGCGGAGCGTATAAATCCAAAGAATCTTGCTGTTGTCCAAGTGCCGTTGCAATGAGTTTTAGGGGGCTTCATTGGATGCTCATGTGGTCGGCGTATCTATTCCCAATGGCGTAGATGACAGCGGTGATGTGCTTACATCGTGTGTAGTTTGGCTCATCACGTTCTACAATAGTGCCGCTTTTAGCCCACTCTGGAGAACAACGTGTCTCAAAGTCTCTACAGGAGCATTGGCCGTTGCAGCGCATATCCTTGCCGCGCAGGGCTAGAATATCTACCTTGTGCCTAGTAGTGCTATCAGTGCTATCAACGAAATAGCAGCCTTTGTCTCCTGTGAACTCAACCTTCATTCGCTAAGAGCTTTGATTTTCTGGGTGGCCATTAAGCCTGTGTCGATAGCCTCTGTGAGCTTCAAGTGCCGCTCAATAGCAGAGAAATACGTCTTATGGTCGCCGTTCTCATAGGCGTCTTGCAAGTCGATTTGCCCATCTTTGAGCATATCAACGTATGAATTTACGATTGTGGTGATGTCTGTGTTGTTTGTCATAGGATTATTTTAATAGATAATGTTCAGCTTCCGCCCAACGAGGATTGTTATGTATCTGGATGTGGTGTAAACGGCATATAGCCATAAAATTACTTGGCTCAAGAAAACTACCGCCGACCAAGGGAAAGACGATGGTGAATATCACAAGCAGGGTGAGAGCATCCACGCACCTCACAAGTGTCGTGTTCAGAAATATATTCTTTTTTAAGCCGCCGATAAATGGTGAGGGCATTTTGTCTTTTTTTAGAGATTCGTCTGAGTGGTGTTCGTTTCATTTGCTGGCCTGCTGTTGTGCCGCAAGTTCGTCTCTTAGCGCATAAATAACGTGCGCCGTTGGCTCAACATCCTTCCACAGCGGCGTTTCCCATCTTTCCACAACAGCGTTTGCAGCTTCTCGCAACCGCGCAATCTCGGCGTTCGCGGCGGCAAGTTCGCGCTCTAGTTGGCGTGCAAACTCTGATGGCACTAAAGCATTACGCAATGACATCCCAGCAAGCAGCCCAAACTGAGTGCATGGTTTGCCATTTATCTGTTCATGTGTTCTAGGCGTGTCGCTCATTGTTGTGCCTCCTGTAAAATAGAATCGCCCTGCACTTTCCCCACAAGATTCCGAGCATCCAACATGAATTGGATTGGGTTTGAGTGGAGCGATAAATTGATGTGGCCGTTAATTCCTAGAAATGTCGTCACGGTTTTCTTGGTTATTAATTATATGCCAAATTCTATTATATTCTTCAATGGCCTGTTCTTTAGAATACGAACCTTGTTCTAACGCAATGAACAAGCCAGACAATACGCCGTATGCTCTGGCGTAGTTGATTTTGCCTTTCTCTATTAATGGATATATGTCATTCATTTTATTATTAAGTTGGAGCCTGCGGCAGGAATCGAACCCGCAATATCCTCATTACAAATGAGGCGCTTCACCATTAAGCTACGCAGGCAAATTATTTATTCTACAAATCGTGTATATTTAGCCTCAAACCTACAGCGTGATTGTGCAAGTGGGCCATCTCTGAGTTTAAGTTGGTAAAGTTCTGTCTGAAAACTAGAGCGTTCAAGCCCTTGTATCTCTCCGCTATCATCTTTCGAGGGACGGTGAATTGCAAGCACCCTGTGTGCATCTTCCTCAATACTTCCTGTGTCGCGGAAGTCTGTTCTGTTGGGTGGTCTATCCTCTCTTTCGTTGCCGCGATTGAGTTGTGCCGCCACCATCAGCGCACAGCCTAACGACTTCTTGAGGGGAATCATAGCCTTAGACAACGCACTCATCCGCTCATACGCACCATCAGCCTTCACTTTGATAAGCCCCAGATAGTCTATGATGACAAGGTTGGGTTTGAATGACGTAGCCAGCAGGCGGCAACGCGCCTCAATCTTATCTAACGTAAGGTCACGATCAAACACCAACAACGGTTGCGTTCTCAGATAAGCCAACTCTTGCTGAAACTTAATTTGCTGTGGTTCAAACTCATCCCGCAAGTTGCGTAGATTAACGCCTGCCCTTTGTGCCGCGATCTGCAAGACAAGGCTCTTGCTGCTGGTTTCTAGGGTGAAATAAGCCACCTTGAGGCCGCGACGTAAGTTGTGGCCTGCCACCTGTGCCATGAAACTGCTTTTGCCTGTGCTGGTTCGCGCACCTACAACAACGTATTCATGCTCCTGTATGGGTGTGGCTAGAGCGTCAAACGCCCTAAGGCCCAGAGTCACAACGGTTTCCACTGGAACCTCGCCGCTACATTGCTGTGTAGCCCATAGAGAGGCTTCGTCCACTACCTGTGGCATGGATACGTCTTGGCTCACGGATGGCCTTAAAATCGATTCTAGCGCGTCTACAGACGATTTGATTGCGTCATACTCTAATCCCTTGTCAATTTTCTCTAAAACCCCCTTCAAGGCTGGTTTTATAAGGCTTATGCCGTAAGCCTCTATTATCTGTTTTAGACACCTCTTTGCATAAACCGTGGTGGGAGCCGCCGCCTCACAAGCAAACAACTCCTCCGAAGGGCATTTAGTCCCCATCTGCATAAAAATACCTGTCGTATCCGTCTGCCGCCCTTCTGTCCTATTGCCTAATAATGCACCCCAAATATCCCTCCGATCATCTGTGGTGAAACAGGACGGCACAAGGCCATCTTGGATTGCCAAATCTATGTTTCCCCCATCCTGTAAACAGGAACCAAGGAAAGTTTGTTCGTAATTCATTTTTTGCGTGGGTCAAACCCTTTAATGTATCTATATAAGTTGAGACAGGATTTGAATGCTTGCCAGCCTTCGACAAGCTCCTGCTGTGAATACTCCACTACCTCTACGCGGCCAATCTCTGTTGTCGAGATGTAAACATTATATCCAACCGAATTAAGTCCAATAGGCTCACCATCTGCCGCACCCCAATGAGCCGCATGATAGGCGGCGATCTGCATACAATGCGTATCACCAGAGATGACAGGCTCTCCTTCGTGCGTGCGCTTGGTCTTAAAGTCCAACACCCCGCATAAATTTTTATGCGTGAACAGCATATCCGTAGTTCCCGCGTATCCGTAAGCAGGATTTACTAACACCGTTTCCGTGCTATTCACCGTTAAACCAAGAGCTTGAATCTTAGCTATTGCTGGTAATACAAAAGAATCTGCTGTCACTTCGCTGCCGTCTTGACAAACAATGTCGGGACAGGCCATATAGTGTTCTGGGTCAGTAAAGTATAAGTCAATGGCAGCGTGAACCTGTGTTCCCACTTGAGCCGCACCGCTCCCGTCCTTCCCGCTCTTTTCTAAGATATGTTTAGCGTAGTCGTCATAGCTCTCGCCGCCAGAAGGAGGGCAGGCGTAACACGCCTTCGCAACCTCCAGCATCTTATACCGCTCCAAATATGGGGCGGCCAACATTCTAGTATAGGCAGAGACGCTCGGAAGCAGCCCCAGTCGTTTAGCGTCTGCAAGCGTGGTTGATCGAATAGGCTTTGCGCCCTTCGTTTTCGTCGGTTGCGTATGAGCGGCCTTGCCGTCCAACGTATACCAATGTCCTCCAGATTCGTTACTCATTATATTTATATTTAAGAAAGGGAAGCAGGAGAAGGCAAAGCCGACCCCTGCTTGATATTAGAACGGCACTTCTTCTGTGCCTACTTCTTTGGCTTCTAGAATGTTAGAAGCCGACAATTCACCTGACAACAGCTTATTAGCTGTGCGAAGATACTTTGATGCGGTGTGGAACAGGAAACTCTCTAAGGCTTCCGATTGGATTTTGCCAGCGATGGCAAGACTTGTTGCGTTTGTCAGCGCATTGCCAACAGCAGCACCCTCAACGCGAACAGGGCTGTTCAGATAAACAGATGGCGTGTTAGAGGTGTATGTCTTGTTGGTCGGGAACGCCTGTGTAATCACCGAATGAGACTCGGCGGCCTCATCACCAGCACCTAAGCTCTTGATGACAGCCTTATCTCCAATGGTGATCTTGGCCTTTCCTTGGTAATCATCACCACGTTTAAGGCCCATGCCAGAAACATTGATACGATGACCGTCCCATTTCGCAAAGTCCTGCGAGAAGGAAATTACGTCAGCACGAAAAGCGCCGTCAGCTACAGTGGCGACATAGAAGGCTTTACCAGCCTTCGATTGTTTTGTTTGTGGCATCTGCACCGTAGCAGAAAAACCACCCTTGATATATTCCCCTGCGGGAGTATTGATTGCATTTTCTAGGCTCATACTTGTTATGTTTTTGACTAACTTATAACAGGGTTTGGAGTTATTTCCAAATTCCCCTGCGAACTAAAATAGCGATGATGGCGTAATTCGCCATGTCAAGCCATGAATCATCTATGGATTCATTTTTAGGATTTTCTTTTCCCATTAGGTTTTTCAAACGGCAAATCTTATCCCAGACGCGCATCAGAATCCCCATCTCACCAAATTCGGAGATGTTGCGAGAGCCGTAGTCGCGTTGTTTGCGATCTAATGTGGCTACGTTTTCTATAGATATAACCAATGCTGCTCGGCCCATGTCTGTTTGAATATCGTATTCAATGCACAACAGGTCTACAGGGTCTTGCACATTTAGCCTGCGAAATTCATACTCCTCTGTGCCATCTATGATATGACCATGGTATTCGCCGCCAGTAATAATGAAGTCGTATTGGCCCTCGTCATCTTGCATTGCAATATAGTCCGTCGAATTTATGGTGTCGCCAACTCCGAGATGGCGGGTATTTTCTAATGTTATGTTCATATATAAATGCAGTTTTCTATAGAGAGAAAAGCGTTTAATCTATTTGCCTCCCCACCATTACAGGTGGCTTTGGTTGTTGTAACTTCGCAATAACTTTTGCACTCAACCATCCCATGATGGTCAGTGATTTTCCACATCGCAATCATGTCGCTGGTAATCAGTTTTACCATGACAAAATATGGAACTTGTAATGCCACTGAGAGCGCAATCCCTCTTTCGATCTTATCTTGTGTGATCAGATAAGAACCAAATTTCTCCAGTTGCTCCTTGGTAAGATTCCTGCTCTTGATTTCGGCAATAGCCACCAGCTTGTTATCGCGTGTAAACAAAGCGTCTATGTCGGCAATGCCATCATCATCAGTAAAGACAGCCTTGGCTCTAAACTTTTGCGCCACCCTATCCATTACATCGTAGGCGTGGTTTATGTATATCCTACCATTAGGCGTGTTGCAGTCTAGTTGCATGGCTTAATACTTCGGTTGAAACTTTGGTTTTTTCCATTTAACAACACCGCCAAATGCATCATCATAGGGATATAAATTAAAATCCCCAATTTCTGCAATTTCAACCGTGTATGGGTCAGTTTGTGCATCAATTGCCCAAAACAACTCTTGCATATCATCTGCTATGCACGCGCCACGAAGCCCCAATGTTCCGTCTTTTTCTGTTTTTTGTTTCCATGCGTAGATTCTCATACGGCCTCCTTTTCAACTGTTTCAACCCTCTTGACTAGCCTATACCGAAAAGAACTCTCGGCTTTTTCTAAAGATAATAATGTCCTTAAAGCCTGTTGCTCGTTGGTAAAGATTGCAAGATCGGGGCAATCATAATAATTAATTCCATGCGGAGACTTACAAGCCTCCTGTATGATGTATTGTATTTTTGTTTTCATTTGGTGCGAACGGTTTTTGCCTTAAGGCGCTTGGATGGTTTCTTGCTGTTTGTTTTAATTTCCCTGCTGGCTGTTGGCTGCTTGTCTATGTTTGGATTGTAATAAACATCACATTCTCCGTCAAGCGTATTCTCTAGAATCAGGCATTCCCGATTATGGTAGATGATGGCGAAATCTACGTCCTCTAGAGGGGAAATATCTATTACGGCCCCTCCGTTCTTTAGCATGATTATTTTTCTCATTGTCCTAATAAACGTTGTAGTTTTTTGATTGTGCGTTGTCTGTCTGCTTCGTTCCGCTTAATGCGGCGGCTCAATTGCCAGTTGTAGTCCGTCCCCTTGGACGGTGGCGCTTGCTTCACAAGCCCGTTCTTAATGCCCCAAGATACTGCCGTTTGAGTGGTAGTAGCAATGGAAGCACGACCGAGGTAGTCCTCGATCATGTCGTGTATGTTTGCCATGTTATTCGTTGTTGTCTGTTGTTGGTTGTGCTTTAATTGGCAGCTTAAATTGCACGTTAGCACCAGCGAAAGCAACCGCAGAATCAATGGCTTTGCCGTGAGAAACACCGTATAGGTCTTTCCATAAACTTAATATACGTTGTGTGGATGGCTCCAGATAGGGCCGCGATTTCATCTTCATGCGCGCACCCTCTGGCCCCACCTTTGGCCCCGATCTGTTTGGGTTATTCATCGTCATCGCGCTTGAACATTTCTGGCACAATGCCAATGCAGAAGATAAGCCACGCAAGCGCAGCAATTCCTATAGTTATGTTGTAGAGTGTTGTCATTTTAATAAGTTGTGGAGCTTGTGAAGTCAGTGTGTCGTAGCCAACCATTCTCCTTTAGATGCTTAAAAAGCAATGCTGATTTTTCTCTAGAGTGCGATAAGTTGTAGCCGATATGAGAGGTGATCGAACATTGTTCGTGTTGACTCCACCCGCTGTCTTTGAACGAGGTTTTGAACACTTTGGCAAACTCACTGGCCTCCACTCCTACAGGCGCGCAGAACGCCGTAATCTCATCCTTCTTAAGTTGCTGCATGAATCTGATGCGCTCATCACGCTCGGCGTGAATATCATTAACGCCCTGTATGCTCATCACCATCACCGTATATGCTGCTATTAGATGTTTGCGCCAATGTTTCTTGTCCATGTCGATGCGTATAGGCTTTATCTTATGGTCGCCTGTGGCATCCTTGTGCGTGCAGGCCATCGTGCAGCGCGTGCCATCGCCTGTTCGCGTGATGTTGGGATCGCGGTTAAAAGAATTTGGCCCCTTGCGCTCAATTGGCTGCACACATATCTGATGCGTAGGGTGATAGAAGCGATAGTCTTTGGTGTTGCCATTAACCAAGACAGGCGAAGCAGGCCAGCCTAGTTTCTCCAGTTCGTCGAAAAGTTCTTTGTTGTATATCATGCTAATTCCTCCTTGAGCAGCTTGGCTGCCATGTCTTGAGCCATGCGTGCAATGGATTTGCGCGCCTTGGCGAGTTGATTGCGTGCGATGGTGGCCTTACGGCTCCAGCGCGCTTCTGTGGCAAGCAAGGAGGCGAGCCTCCCCACTGATGTCTTGGCCTGTGCGCGCAATGTAGCGCGCACGAGCGGATCGTGTATGTATTTTTTCATAAGATGGAGCAAGCTGCTCCTCTGGGCCTTCTGATAAGAAGGCCCAAAGGAGCAGGCCAGCAGAGGCGCTGGCCTGCCATGTCTGCTAGATGGCTAGAGGTTCACCTTCACGGTTCGGCCAAAGGCGGCCACTAGATCGGTCGTGCAAAGCCAAAGCACAGGCAGGTCGAAAGCGTCAGCCTGTGGGCCTTCTAAGTCGGTGAGATAGACAACACCAGCCACAGCCTCACCGTCTGCAATGATCGCTGCAATGCGATCAAATGCAGGCTGGAAGGATGTCCCGCCGCCGCCTTTGGCAGTGGCTGGCACAGCATCACCAGCAGACAGCCGATATTCAGCACGGACACTAGCGTCAGCATCAAGCAAGATTGCGGAACAGTTTGTGTCTGCCATTGCTGATTGTATGAGCGCGTTAAACGCATTCAAAATCGCGCCGTCTACACTGCCAGACGTGTCGCGCACAAAAACAATTTGCCCAATCTGCTCGGCGCGCTTGCGCGGATAGATGCAAGGAGCAGAAGCCATGCGGCGAGATGAGCGCGACCAATCGTTTCGCTGGCTGACAGCAGACTTTACAAAGTCAGCCATTTCCTGCTTCCAATCTGGCGAGCTGACCTTGATTGCGTCAATCATGCGCTGCATATCAGCAGGCGCGCTGCCAGCGCCTGCACTGCGCTGCGCGTTGTCAGCTTGCAAGATAGCGCCTGTCCATTCTTGCGAAAGCGTCTGGCTGGCCTCTGGAGCGTCTGGCGCTGGTTCGCCAAAGCCACCACAGCCACCACCGTCACCTTCCTGCTCGTCATCCTCATCTTTGGGCAGAAGCGCCAACACCTGTTCTTCTGCCATGTTGGAATATTTGGCATCTAAAAGGCCACCCTTGGGCATTTTTAGGCCAGCAATCTTCGATAGAATGGCGTTGATGACATAATCGCCAGCGATGTTCCCACGGCGATTTAATGGCAAGCGCCAGAAATGCTGGTTAGAACAGTGCAAGGTTTCGTGAAGCAGCACAAAGCGGACTTCTTCTTCAGTCAGCGAAGCCAAAAACTTTGGGTTCCATTTAATCACTTTGCCATCAGTGCAGGCTGTGTCGATGCTGTCATCAAGAACATCAAGCAGATTGGAGGCAAGAACACCGTAAAACACAGTGGAAGGAGTGCGAAGCGCCCAGTCGCGAGCGCGGAATAATGAGATAGGGAGATTCATAGAATTACAGTTTGAACATGGAACAAATCGAAGCAGCGCGGGAAGCAGTGGAAGCGCGCAGTGTGGCGCTATCGCGTAACTTCTCGGCGGGAACATCACAGAGGCTGGCAGCTTGGCTGGCAAGCGCTGCAATGGTTGGGTCTGCGCGAAGGTTTAAGTCACCAGCCAGCGCGCAAATGTCAGCGAGATTACCAAGCAGACTGTCACGAAAGATGGCCTTACTATCAGCCAGCTTGTGAGCTAATTTCGTCACAGCATCAGCAAGCCGATCTTTCAGCTCGGCTTCTGCTTTTTCGGCGCTCTCAGCGAGCCACTGTTCCCATTGGCCAAGCACCGGAACCGGAAGGTAACGCGATGAGAAGCTGAACCGCGCCTCCACCTCGCTGACGGAAGGCCATTGCGCCGCAATGTAGAGGCCATTAAGACGAACAGGAGCAGATGCGCGCTCGGCCTCATAAGCAGCGCAGAAATTGGCCACTAGCGCCAGATGACGCGAAGCAAAGCCAGCCATGACAGCCGAATGCTCTAGCTGGCGAGCGCCAGCCAGCAAGCGCAAGCCATCGTCAGTGGCTGGCAGCGACAAGCGATAATGGGCAGCGCGAGCCTCCGCATGGAGTTTAGTGATTTCAGCAAGAGCAGGATGAGAGCAGATTCTCACTTGAACCTTGGCCTCATCTGTGAGGCCATGACGTTGATTCTCTTGCTGTGACTCCGAAACATGAGTCTTGACTGCGCGCCAAGCGCCAGTTTTGAAAAGCGCGATGACGGCGCGGGAAGCTAACTGATTATTGGAGGATGGCATTTTATTTTTTGTGTAGACGTTGTGTAGACGGTTTATGATTGGAACAAAGCAGAATTTTTTAAGAACCAAACGTGCCACTCTGATGAGCCAGCAAGTTTGTCGCCAATGCGTTTGAACGCAACGCGTGCAGCGAATGCAGCGAGGTGAATTTCTAGGCGAGTAAAGTAGATGACGAAAGCGCGGGAGGTTTTACCCTCCACGGCGCGAGCAAGAATCGACGCAATCAAGAAGCGCGCAGAGGCCGAGGTGGGAATCATCGCAGTGTGCGGGTCAGCCCAGATTTGCTGTGGCGTTGGCAACTCGTCAACCATCGCAGCGAATGCGGTAAACTCGATGGCAGCAGGCTTGCCAATGGCGGCGGCGATGCTGTCAACATCACGAATGCCAGCTTGCCACATCTTGGCCACTGATTCCCATGAGCGGAAGTCTGGCATTCTCGCAGCAGGATCGGCGTTAGGTTTCCACTGATAAAGTGACTTGCCATAGGTGGAAGCATGGAAGGCCACAATCTCGGCCGCATACTCCTTGCCAGCAGCCCACAAACACCAGCCATCGACTTCATCTTGCCAAGTGGACAGCATCACAGGGCCAACGGTGGAGGGAACCGCGTTAGGTGTTGCCATAGAAAAAGCGAGGTCAAATCTGCTCCGCAATGGCTCACAGAGGCCAACGCAATTAGCCTTGTCAGCAGGCCGATTGGTTGCTCCCCAGATCAGCACAGAAGGCGATAAAAAACCAGCGTCGAATAATGACATGGCAGCAGCTTGAACGTCTGTTGGCGCTTGGCCTAAATCATCGAGAAGCACTAGCACTTTGTCAGTTGTGGTTTGCAGATATTTGAGCATCGCAAGGGGAAGCTGGCGAGTAATGCCATCAGCGAAATCGGGAACCAAACAGCCTGCCAAATCGACGCGCTCGGCAAGGCTTAGGCGAATCACGATAAATTTGTGATCGGCCTCCTCTGCTGACAATTTGATGCGCGCCGTTTTCGCAAGTGCTGGCTGACCAACAAGCAAGACTTTGAGTCTGGCTGAGATTAACTTTGTGAGGGAGATCATGATTTTATTTCTGTTTGTTTTCTGGCCTTTGCTCGGCGGTTGTCGCTTCGCTGCTGCGAATCTAGGGCCACCAGTCGCCGAGTCAACACTATATTTTTCGCGCTCTGAAAAAGTTCGGCGGCCACCAAATCTGCGAGAGAAGAAAAGCCAGCAGCAGGCAGACAAAGGAGCAGGAGGCCAGCAGGCGACGATCACCAGAAAACAGGCTGTGGCTTGTGGCAGGCAGGCAGCAGACAGGCAGTGGAACAGGCAGCAGGAAATCCCTTTCCTCCACCCTCGCTTTCATCGCCTGCGCGCTGCTGTATATATATAACCCTATACAAATGGCCTCAAATTCTTGCTTTTTTACAATTGCTGGAAGGCCGATTGCTGCCAATCCTGTTGCAATTGGTGGCCTCCTGTTGCGGTGGCTGTCTAGCTACTGACCTAGCTGTCATTTGGCCTATATCTCATTTTGGCCTGTTTCGATTACCAACAATTTACACAACTTTTTTACACTATTTAGAATCATTCTAATGCCTGCTATTGAGACGCAATCTCAGCAATAGGGGGGGGGCGGGGGTCAGGCGGCTGGCCAGCAAGAGAATTACGATTAGGTTAGCACCGCCCTAAAAAAAATTGCAACATGGCCTGCTATGATGACGAAATCTGTTTCGTGATGATGCCTGCCTGCTAGCTGCTAGTATTATGATACTACTTCTAGGGTATAAAGCTAAAACACTCCTTATAGGTAGTATGGGTGCCGCCAAAGTAGCTAGGATATGATTGGTTAAAGGATGTTTATGGCCGTAAGTGATAATAGATGATTGTTTATCTATAGGGGGTGCCGCAAAAAAATTGGCTTTTCTTATCACGTTTATTTAACGTGTAAAGAAATGCTGCAGGACATATCGTCAGAGATAATGGACATTTAATTCCCCCGAATTCAATGGAATTAGAATAGTATTGACACAGATGTTGTTGGGGGGTAGGATTCTGGGATGGATAAGGAATACGTTTTACCTGTCATTGCGGCGAGTGTGGCATCTCATGGGGGTAATGGTGCGCTTACGGAATCAAAACGCCCTAAAGAGGCTGTGTTGGCGTTAGAGAGGCTATGTCAGGGATGGACGTTTGAGGAGATACGCAAAGAGACGGGATTGTCGTTTAATGCCATTAGTAGTTTGAAGGCCCGCAATGAAGTGGCTATGGATGTACGTAGGCAACAGCTTGCCGCAGATGGGTTTGAGATAGCGGAGAAGATGAGATTACTAATTGCTCAGAAGGCTGAGATGTTAGCAAATGATGAGGAGGCAATGAAGAAGGTGAACATCCGCGACCTAGTGCTGCCCTATGGTATTGCTATGGATAAAGCGTTACAGAGCTTGGGCGAGGCCAAGGTTGTGATTGAGCATAGGTCTGGGAAGCCTTCCTTAGAGGATGCTGTTGCCGCCATCAATGCTGCTAAGGCTTCTTTGGTTAAGGATGCTATTCCTGTGGAAAGCTTTGTGTTGCCGCCAGATAACGCCGCATGAAGTGGAAATCACACCCAGTGCTTTGCCCGCCCACGCCTGATGAGATGGCGCAGATGGAACCTAGTAAATTGCTGGAGCTGTGGGAGATATATCATTCGTCTATTACTAATAGCGAGCGGGACAGCTATCGATATGGCTTTGTCCTGCCGCATTGGAAACAGGCGGACATACAGCTTGCCAAGTTCACAGAGATATTGATTAGCGGCGGTAATCGTTCTGGTAAAACAAGTTATGCGGCTAGGGCTGTAGTTCATTCAGCTATTGAGAATCACGGCAGCGTCATCATGTGCTTTAGCCAGAACGCCGATGTATCCATACGTCAACAGCAGAGTGCCATCTATGATGCTCTGCCAGAAGAATATAGAAAGAAAATGCTGGGGGCTGAGGAGAATGTTAGCTACACTAGAAAGAACGGCTTCAGCAAAGGGAGTTTGATTCTGCCTAACAGCTTGTCGCAAATAATTTTTAAGACGTATGCCCAGTATTTAAACAACGACACCATCTTGGAAGGTGCGGAGTTGGGGTGCAGGGATGCTAAGGTGATGAACATTGGGGCATGGTGCGACGAATATTTAATTGGGCCAGACCTACTGAACACCCTTAGATTCCGTTTGGCTACCCGTAATGCCAAGATGATTGTGACGTTTACCCCTATTGATGGGTACACGGAAGTAGTGCGCGACTACATTGGCGGGGCTACGACAATAGAAAGCAAACCAGCAGAACTCCTTGGAGGACGAATGGTAAGCACTATCCAACATTCTAAGAATCGTAATGCCGCCGTCATTTACTTCCATACAAAGGACAATCCCTTTGGCGGCTATGACCGTATTGCCAAGGACTTAGCCAATAGGCCAGAGGAAGAAATCCTGTGCCGTGCGTATGGTATTCCCACCAAGAGCTTTAGCTGTCAGTTCCCTAATTTTAGTACGGATATAAATGTCATAGCGCATGAAAAAATTCCTCGCCTAAATGTCACTAGGTACATGGTGCTAGACCCTGCTGGCCGCAAGAATTGGTTCATGTGCTGGATAGCTGTGGACGAAACAGAGACGTATTACATCTATCGGGAATGGCCTGACGTTGCTGTAGGAGATTGGGCTAAATGGCATAGCGGCAAATGGATAGGCGGCGAGGGGTCTAAGGGGCTAGGCTATGGCATCAAGGATTATGTTAATCTAATTACGACGCTAGAGTCTGATGGCAAAGAAAACATTTTTGAACGGCTGATTGACCCACGTTTAGGCGCGGCCAAGTATCAGGGGCAGGACGGGGCTTCTTCTATCATCGAAGACTTGTCTATGGCTGGCCTGACATTCGTTCCTGCGCCCGGACTGGATATTGAGGATGGCATCCAAGCCATTCAAAGCAAGATGGCCTACAATAGAAAAATTTCAATAGATGGCGTTAATCGCCCACACCTTTATGTATCCAACCGTTGTCAAAACATTATCCAAGCGTTCCAAGAATACACAGCCGAAGGCGGCCCCGACGAAGCGTGGAAAGACCCCATCGACGTATGTCGTTATGCTGCCATTGATGGAATCCAATTTGTTAAGGAAAATAAGTATGATGTATCAAAAATTAAAGGAGGCTATTAAATGAGTGCTATTCGTATAACAGACTTAGCTAAGGAACTAAACGTTTCTGTAAATGAGCTTATGACGCTTAAAACCACTAAGCTCGATGTTTCAGATTACAAAGGCGTTGGTAAGAACACATGGTTTAACGAGGCTGGCATTGCCAAGATTCGTCTAGCCATTGACATCCCATTGGCTGTCCCCAATCAATTTGTAGGCATGGTGTTATCTAATGCCAAAAATCCTAATTGGGTGTATTGTGAGATTGTGGGGATTGGCGGCAAAAAGCCTGTAGCCATCCCACGCCGCTTGCGTGGTAAACTGTTGAATAAGCGTATTCCAATTCACGCTATCACTGATGCCACTGGGACAACCTACCGCCATGCGCTCCTCACGGGATATAACTAATAATCCCGATTGGATTTCAGAGCAAGTAGATAGACTCCTTGGCTTTGAAATGCTTTGTAAACTCCTCACTGCTGACCCTCGTCCTATCCCGCCCGGTAGTCTGGCTGATAAAATTGGGGTGTATAAAGGATATTCCCACACAATTCTTTCCGACATTAGAACCCGCCAATTAAATGGATAATACCGACAAACAAGAAGC